TCCGTGATATGGGGATTACTGTATATACTGTTGTTGGGAATCACACGGCGTATTACAAAAACAATAACTCAATCAATACAATTGATTTACTATTACGAGAGTACGATAATATCATCCCTATCACTGATTATGCCGAATATTTAATCGGCGGTACTAAGTTTGCTTTTATTTCTTGGATCAATGCTGAGAATGAAAAAGATACTATAGAGTTAATTAATAATAGTGATGCAAAACTTGCAGTTGGTCATTTAGAACTTAATGGGTTTGCTGCTTATCGTGGATTCATGCAAGATCGTGGAGACGAAGCAGAGTATCTGAGAAAATTTGATAGAGTGTTTAGTGGACATTATCATACACGCAGTAACGACGGTAAAATCTTTTACTTGGGAAATCCTTATGAGATGTATTGGAACGATGTTAACGACCCTAGAGGTTTCCATCTCTTTGATACTGAGACATACGATCTAACTAATATTGATAATCCAAATAAGATGTTTTATAACATCTACTACGAGGATACCCCTCATCAAATGTTTAATGCATCTGAATATAGTGGTAAAATTGTTAAGGTTATCGTTCGTAAAAAGACAAAACCTAAAGAATTTGAGAAGTTTATTGATAAACTTTACACAGTAGGTGTAGAAGAGTTAAAAGTTATTGAGAACTTTGACTATAATCAGGGTTGGTTAATAGGTGAAGATTTGGAAATTACTGAAGAAGAAAACACCATGTCTATTCTAAGCAAATATATTGAAGAGTCTGAGATTGATATTGATAAGTCTAGAATTAAATCTCTCTTTGGATCATTATATACTAAAGCATGTGAAGTAGAGTAATGTTTTTGTTGACAGAGAGAGATAAAAAGGAAGAAGGGGCATACGCGGTCAAAGATAAAACTGGCAGCAAAGTTCTTTTCATGTTTCAAGATGAGGATGATGCTCTACGCTATGCTCAGTTGCTAGAACTCGATCATGGTGTAGAGATGACAACCATCGAGATTGATGAAAACCTTGCAATAAAAGCGTGTGAGGTGTATAATTATAAGTATTCCATAATCACTCCAAACGACATCGTAGTTCCGCCTCCCCCAGAAGATGATAACCTTTGAGAAAATTAGATGGAAAAACTTTCTGTCTACTGGTGACCAATGGTCAGAGATTTGTTTGAACAAATCTTCAACTACCCTAGTAATCGGTACTAACGGTGCTGGTAAATCCACAATGCTTGATGCATTGTGTTTTGCTCTGTTCAATAAACCATACCGTAAAATTAATAAACCTCAATTGGTAAACAGTTCCAATGAGAAAGGATGTTTGGTTGAGGTTGAGTTCTCTGTTGGACCTAAGAAATATATGATTCGTCGTGGTATCAAACCAAATGTGTTTGATATCATCGTTGATGGTGAACTGAGGAACAAGGAAGCAGATGATCGTGCTAATCAAAAAATTGTAGAAGATCAAATTCTTAAACTTAACTATAAATCATTCACCCAGATTGTTATTCTTGGTAGTAGTGCTTTTGTTCCGTTCATGCAATTGTCTCAGGCTCACCGTAGAGAGGTGATTGAGGATCTTCTGGACATTCGTATCTTCTCTGCCATGAATAATCTGCTCAAGGAGGAGATTAGGCAGTCTAAGGAAGTAATTAAGAACTATACTTTGAAGAAAAATACTATCAAAGATAAGATCTTAATGCAAGAAGGATTCATTGAGGATCTTGAGAACAGACACAAAAATAAAATAGAAGAGAACTCGAACAAAATTGAAAAGTTAATTGCTGATGCTCTAGTAGCAGACAAAGATAATGTTCATATTGTGGAAGAGATCGAAGATATGCAAACAGCATCTCTTGGATATGAGACTGCAACAAGTCAATTGCGTAAACTTGGTAATCTAAAAGGAAAAATTTCCAATAAAGTATCGACCATTACTAAAGAGCATAAGTTCTTCTCACAGAATACGGTTTGTCCTACCTGCACACAACCAATTGAAGAAGAATTCAGACTAAATAAAATTAGTGACGCTCAAGATAGAGCAAGGGAACTCCAAGAAGGTTTTCTTAAACTGGAAGAGTCCATACAATTAGAAGAAGATAGAGAGCGTCACTTTAAAAAAATAACTAAGGGGATTACTGAACTCACACATGAGATTTCTCAAAACAATGTTAGGATTGCTGGATTTCAACAACAGGTCAGAGATTTACAATCAGAAATTCAAACTCTTACCAGTCAACTTGCAGACAGAAATTCTGAACATGAGAAACTAGATGGGTTTAAAAAGGATCTACAAACAATATTTGATAAACTAGCTGAAAAGAACGAGGAAGTCAAGTACAATGATTTTGCGTACTCCCTTCTTAGAGATGGTGGAGTAAAGTCAAAGATAATCAAAAAGTATCTTCCCCTAATCAATAAGCAAGTTAATAGATATCTTCAGATGATGGATTTCTATATCAACTTTCATCTTGATGAAGAGTTTGGAGAAACTATTCAGAGTCCAGTCCACGATAAGTTCACTTATTCCTCGTTCTCTGAGGGCGAGAAGATGAGAATCGACCTGGCTCTTCTCTTTGCTTGGAGAGAAGTTGCTAGGTTTAAAAACTCTGCCAACACTAATCTTTTAATTCTAGACGAAGTATTTGACAGCTCTCTTGATACTGTTGGTACAGATGAGTTTACCAAGATCATTAGATTTGTTATCCAAGATTCAAATACCTTTGTGATTTCTCACAAAGCAGACATGTTGGACAAGTTTAATAATGTAATTGAGTTCTCTAAGAAGGCAGGATTCTCTTACATGTCACAAAAGAGTTGTGTGGAATCTTAAGACAGATTAAGAAGTGGCACACTATGACCCCTGGCGACCGTCAGGGGTTTTATAATAGGTACATACACGAGAAGGAACCATGCTGCACGAGGTAAAAGGTAAACTTGCTAGACTGCTCGCTACCGAAAACCTAATCATTGAGCATCGCTCCGTTGAGACCGCTCAGTTTGATGTTGTTCGCCGTGTTCTGACTCTGCCCATATGGAACTTTAGTTCTGTTGATGTATACGATCTGCTGGTTGCTCATGAAGTAGGACATGCTTTATTCACAGATCCTCGTGACTGGTCTAAGGAAGAGAAGTGGAAAGATGTACCTCTGACTTTCTTGAACATCACTGAGGATGCTCGTATTGAGAAACTGATGAAGCGTAAGTACGCTGGTCTGAATAAGACATTCTATCGTGGATACAGTGATCTGAATGCTGATGACTTTTTTGATATTGCTAATGAAGATCTAGATACTTTCTCTTTGCCAGACAGGATCAATCTACACTTCAAACTCAGCAATCATGTAAAGATTGACTTTACTCCTGCTGAGACAACCATTGTTGATGCTGTTGGAACTGCAGAAACTTTTGAGGATGCACTACAAGCAGCTCTGCTTCTGAATGATCATGTTAATCAGGATTCTGAGACTACTGAGGCACCAGAAGTTCCTGATAATCCAGTAAAAGGAAATACTCCAGACATCCAGCAACAATCACCTCCTACATCTCAAGATGATAAGCAGGAAGATACTGATGGTAAAGAAACGGAAGAAACTGAACAGCAAGTTCCAAATCAGACTAAAGATGAATCTAACGAGGGAGAAACTAAAGAAGATCGTCCTGAGGATGAGACTCGTACAGCAGCAGCGTTAGAGAAAAAACTGAAGCAGATGGCAGATACCACAGAGCAAGAAATTTCCTATGTGACTATCCCTAAAGTTAATCTGAAGCACACTGTTGTCTCTGCTGCTGAGATCCACGAATATGCTGAGGGCGTTTGGAGTGAATACCTTGAGCGTATGAAGAATGAAAGTGAGGTTGAAAATGTTGTATGGTATGAGAATCGTTTCATTAAGTCGGATCAGAGATATAACCAGTTCAAGAAAGATTCAGCGAAGGAAGTAAATTATCTGGTCAAGGAATTTGAATGTAAGAAGTCTGCCTCTGCATATTCTCGTGCTACTACTAGTAGAACTGGTGTGCTTGATTGTGCCAAACTTCATACTTACAAGTACAATGAAAATCTTTTCAAGAAGGTAACTGTTCTTCCTGAAGGAAAAAACCATGGACTGATCTTTGTTCTTGATTGGTCTGGATCAATGTGTGATGTCCTTCTGTCAACAATCAAGCAACTGTATAACTTGATCTGGTTCTGTAGGAAAGTCGGTATTCCATATGATGTGTATGCTTTCACTAATGAGTGGAATTATAAGTCTGGTCGTTTGAATCCAGTTCTCAAAGAAGATAATAAGATCTGGATTCCAGATGAATTCTCCATGTTGAATTTGCTTACTAGTAAAGTCAACAATTCTACTGCAGATCGTCAGATGAAAAACATTTGGAAGATTGCTAGTTCTTTCCGTGACTCCTATGGGATCACTCCTCCTAAACTCTATCTCTCAGGCACTCCCCTGAATGAAGCAATCATCTCCCTCCACGCTATTCTTCCAGATTTCAAAAAGAGGAATGGTGTTGAGAAAATAAACTGTGTTGTGCTCACTGATGGTGAAGCACATATGCCATCTCGCACCGTCAGACTACAAAGATCCTGGGAGAATACTGAAAATATTCGTCATCGTAGGATTACTGATAATACTTTCTTGCGTAATCTTAAGACTGGAGAGATCCACCGTCTTACTATGGTCTGGCATAGGTTTACTAAAATCCTACTGGAAGATTTAAAGTCAACCTTCCCTGGTGTTAATGTGATTGGATTCCGTATTATTGAAGGTGGTGGTGGTTATAACAGTATGATCAGTTCGTATATTCATGATTGGGATTCTAGTGAGAAAGCTCGCCGTTCATGGAAGAAAGAAAAAACTTTCACTGTTAAAGGTGCTGGTTATGAATCATACTTCGTTATTGGTGATTCTGTTTTGAGCAATGATTCTAATTTTGAGGTGCGGCAAGATGCTACTAAGGCACAGATTCGTAATGCATTTAAGAAATCATTAGGTGCTAAGAAAATGAACAAGCGTATTCTGAATGAATTCGTTTCTTTGGTCGCATAATGGACAATATTCAAACTGACCACTTGGTCACTTATCTTGCCCCATATTCCGGTATAATGTATACATACCAAAGAAAAGAAAATGAGCCTTTTGTCCGCTGAAGAAATCACCAACACTCTCCGTGACACTTATGGTGATCACATTACTGCGGCAGATGTTCGTGCATACTGTGCAATGAGTGGTTGTAACTACCAGACTATTACTAAGAAACTCGATCAATACAAAGTAAAGCGTGGCGTTTGGAATCTGACTGTTGCAGAGCGTCTTGAGCAAAACTATCAGGCACCTGCTGTTGAGCACAANNACTGTTTGGCATAATGGTCCAGTCATCGAAGCTCTGGAGAGGGGATCTATTCTTCTTCTAGATGAAATCGATCTTGCATCTAATAAGATTCTGTGTCTGCAATCTATCCTTGAAGGTAATGGTATCTTCTTGAAGAAAATCGGCAGGTTTGTCAAACCCTCTGCTGGTTTCAATATCATTGCCACTGCTAATACTAAAGGTAAGGGTTCTGATGATGGTCGTTTCATCGGCACTAATGTGCTCAATGAGGCATTCCTTGAGCGTTTCCCTGTGACCTTTGAGCAGGCATATCCAAACACCAGTACAGAGTTCAAGATAATTTATAAGACTGCTGTATCATGTGGCGTGGAGGATACCGCCTTCTGTCAGCGTCTTGTAGATTGGGCGGACATCATCCGTAAGACCTTCTATGATGGTGGCGTGGATGAATTGATCAGCACTCGTCGTTTGCTCCATATTGTCCGTGCATACTCTATCTGGAACGACAAGCAAAAAGCAATTGAAGTGTGTCTGAATCGTTTTGATGAAGAGACTAAGAGTGCTTTTATTGATCTCTATGACAAAGTTGATGGTGATGTAGATTTCTCTGGACAAACTGAAGAAGAAGTGCTACAATGAATTCATGGTCTCTCCTATATGATGAAATGTACGGTCCAGAAGATGAACTCGAATGGGTAAAACAAAATGGTGGGTTTGAATATACCCCAGAAAATAGTAATTATGAATTGACTGCAGATGGATTTGCTTGGCCAAAGCAAAACGATGAGGTTGAAAAACCCAAACCATATAAGAATGTTTATAAGTATGACGAAGACAAAATTCTTGAAGAGGTAAAAGAATACATCAGTGGCACATATCGTGCTCATTACAATGCTTCCAACGGCATTCAGACACTTGATCTGATTGAATCCTGTGGAGACGGTGCTGCGTTCTGTCGTGGCAACATTCTTAAGTATGCATCCCGTTATAACAAGAAGGGATCTGCTAGAATGGACATCAAGAAGATCATCCATTATGCTGTTCTTCTCTATCACTTTTATGGCTTAGACCAGGAGACTATCGAGCGTGGATATGAAACTTTCTGATAAAACAATCGACTTACTTGAAAACTTTTCTTCTATTAACCAGTCAATTCTGGTTAAGAAGGGAACTAAACTTCGTACCATTTCGGTTATGAAGAACATCCTCGCTGAGGCAGAGGTTGATGAGAACTTTG